GAGATTCTCCTATTACAGAGATCATAATGTTTACCGCTTCCAGTTTAGTTGTCAGTGCCATAGCTTAATAAATAAAAATATCAGTGAAGGGGAGTGGAACGAATCCAAACCTCCCCAACACCGAAGAGAGAATCCTAAGTTAGGAAACAAGTTCGATAGCACACTCAGGACGGAGGATTCCGTGTCCCATAGCATACTTAGCAACGAACAATGTACCTTGACGCTCAATCTGATATTCAGACTCAGTAGCAAGATCAAGTAACTTAACCGTTCCAACAGCAGCAGAATGTCCTACGACACCTAAGCTGTTTCGGAAGTCACCATTGTATCCTACTCCACTAGAACCAAACAAGTCATTGCTAGAAGCACCATCTCCAGTAGCAACAGCTGACAAGTTAGTTGATGGAATGTGAGTTGACTTATAGATTTGAATACCAGCAACTTGTGCGATACTACCAGAAGCAAGCGATCCTGAACCTCCTACATCTTTATTAGCAGCAGAAGTATTGATAGCGACTGCACCACTACCTCCTGTAATAAGTTTGTAGTATTCCTGTGGACGAAGAACAGCAAAGCGTCCGTCAGCAGGAATATCGTTCTCGTCAAGCTTTTGAGCAGCTGTGAACAAAGCAGTAATTAACTCTGCACCAGTAGTAGCAGCTGGAGTACCAGCAACATCACCAGCACTGAAGTCATTATTAGCTACATCAAGTTGTCCACCTGTCTTACCACCAGTGATAACAGCAGAGCTACGAGCAGCAGCAATGAATGTCTTGGCGATAGCGGTATCGAAACGAAGTGCAAGAGCCTTACCTAACTCGTTAGCGTAAACTGAACGAATGTCGTAGTGATTCTTTACATCATCAATGTTAGCTAAGAAAGTGGAAGCAACAAGCATCTTATCGATAGTTATTGTCTGTTCAGCTTTCTTAATGTCGCTAAGGTAAGTGCTCGTACCTCCACCTTCTTCAGCGATGTTCTCGCCTGGTGTATGGTAATTAGCTGTTGCAATACCTGTTACTGGGAACTGAGCGGATTTACCGTTCTCAATTGTACGAATAGTGTGTAAGGGCTTGAAAACATTGGACTCTTCAAAGGTCTGTAGAATTTCTCCACTGAACTTTTTAAGAAACAACGCATCCACATCTCCTGCGGAATTAATCTGACCTACACGACTGGGGTCTGTTATACCTTCTCCTGCCATAATATATGATCTCCTATTTTAAGTTAATAATTGTGTGTGTGTTTGTTGTGACTTTCGTTGTAACCTTTGATCGAGATTGTCCACCGCAGTGGGTCTTGACATTAGTCATACTAATTGTCGTTTAAAGTAAATTAAGTATTATAATTCCACCTAAACAAAGAACAGTCAAGACAATAGCTTTCTCCTTCTTTGTGAGCGAGTTATAAAATTTTATTAGTTTATTCATTTATTTTGTGATTTATTGTGAACATAACGAGTGTAAATTAAAGGAACTACATTCCAAAGGATAACACCTACAAGACATAGTTTCAAGAAACCATAGACTTCATCTAACATAGAGTCAAAGAATCCATCATCCATCTTCTCATCTAATTGTTGTTGTACAAGTTTCTGTACATCTCCTTCGGATATAGCTTTTACTTTGTTAGCTAATCCCTTGTTCTCCTCCATCAACTTAGCACCCTCGCCTAGTCCCCATCCAAGGGCAGCACCACCAGCAGCAGCACCGGGACCACCAAGGCTACCAACAGTTGCTCCACCTACACTCCCTGCTAACGGATAAAAAGAAGCCTTGGAACATCCACCTAAAAAAACCAGAACCAACACTGGCAAGAAAAAAAGTGGAGTCCAAGGCTTCATCACATGAACCTACCAATAAAATTATAGGTAATTCTGACTTACTGCGATGCGTCTGTCAATCTCTTCGTGATAACTTTTGTCACCACTCTTGTATCGAGGATCAGACATTGCACGAGCAAGTTCTTGATTAGATTTAAAAGGCATTGTAGATGAACCATTTACAGCACCTTGAACAAGCTTAGGACTAACTCCATTCTCTGCTTTAAATTGTGCGTATAATCCTTTGGAAGCAAGTTTAGCTTGTTCAACTGAACCGTTCTGTACGATGTCATCAAAAGTATTTACTTCTTCAGGTGATAGATTGTTAGCTGCCCATTCTGCCATTTGATCCCAGTTACCTTCAGTGACAGCTTTGATACTACCTTCTTCACTTTGTTGAAGTGCTTGTTGACCAGCAGCGTAGCTATCTACTAACTCTTTCGGTAACCCAACTTCAGCAAGATTCTTATAGGTCTCTTCAGATATAACACCGTCATTCTCAAAGAACTCTTTACTAGCTTCCACGATAACATCATTAGTATTCGTATCTTCCTCTGTGGTGTCATCTGGTTGTTGTTCTTCATTGGTTGTCTCTCCTTCTTCTTGTTGTTCTTCTTGTTCAGCCCCTGCTCCCAATTTTCCTTCCAACTCAATATATGACTTTGCCATAGCTTCAGCAGATGCGAATTTCTCAGGTAACCATTCAGGTCTATCCTCTTGCGTTTGTTCTTCAGGTACTGATTCAACAGCTTCTTCTGACTCAGGGTCAATCTCCTGTGGTGCTCTCTCATTTATCTCTACTCGGTGTAATTCAGCCATATCTCTCTACTCTTCTTGTGGTTGTTGTTGACTACTCATGTACTGCTCTTGTGCAGCATTGATAGCAGGTGCTACAGCAGGTTGACCTAACTTCATCATCATCTCTTGTTGTTGGGCTTGCTGCATAGCTTGTTGAATTTCTTCGTCTGATTTAATTAGTCCTTCAGTCTCTATACCTAACGCAGTAGCTCTTCTTTTGAAGTAGTCAGATACATTAACATATTCAGCAACTGCTTGAGGACCAACGATTTGATTAGCCCCTGCAAGGAATAGATCAAGCTTCTGTAAATCATTACCTCGTCCTAGTGCTTCAACACCAGTAACAATAGTAGGTTTAACAATGTCTTTAGGTAGCTTAGGAAGTCTTCCTTCTTTACCCATCCTTGCCATTAACCTTGTTACTACAGGCATTTGAAACTCTTGTGATAACAAAGAATAAAGACCACCAAGTGCAGCTTCTAACTCCTGAGATAACATTCTTATCTCCTCTGCTGTTACTCGTTCTGCATCTCTGACTACACCACTGTTAAGTAGGAAAGCTTGAGACAGTCTGTCACTGATCCCATTCATTACTCCTTGTGCAGTACGGAAGTCATTAAACTTGTTAAGTTGTAAAACAGATACATCTCCGTCACTGCCTTGTACGATTGCACCATTAGGAGCTTCAGCTAAAGTCCTAGATCGAGTAGTACCGTTAGGATTAACCATGAACAATACCTTAGCTGCTGCTGCACTACCTTCGACTATCGCTTTTGTTAATGACTCTAGTGATTTAAGATCACCAATGTACTCCTCTACAAATCCACGACCATAGTCTTCACCGTCTATCCTTGTATAACGAAGAGGTAGGAAGGGAGTCTTTTCGATAGGATACCTACCCTTTGACTCTTCTATAACAATTCCTTTTACATCTTGTTGTACTACAAATTCATTTCCTTCTCTAACTACAGAGGTATACAAGTCACAGCTATTCTCTTTCTCTTGACGGTACACCTCTTCTCTTACAGACTCAGGTAACATCATAGGAGCAACAGTTTCTTTAATAGCTATGTGTGTTACATTACCCATTGGGTCTCTCTTTACACAGTAACGATCTAATCGAAACACTCTCATCCCTCCATCATCAGGTAGGTACAATAAAGTATTACCTGTGACCAATAGATTCTTTAACGCTTCAAATACTCCCACTCTAAATGCTTCAACTTCTACTTCTTGAGATACACTTCGTTCTACATCTGCTAAAGCTTTCTCTAAGTCAGATCGTAATTGCTCTCCTCCCTCTGGTCCTAACTCCTGCTTTGCTTTATCTAATTCATACCTGTCTATAACAAGACGGAAGAAAGGTGCGTTAGGTGGTAACAGTGCTAACAATAACTTAGATGCTAGGTTGTTTACTCCTCTAGCTCCTACTCCTTGATATGGTGTGTAATACTTAGTAGAGTGACTATGCCCATCAGGAGGCATTATGTAAGGTATAGTCAACTCAGATGAGGTACGACCTCGATCCAAGAAAGACCACCTTTGGTTCTCTAAGGAGTTGTATAGTCCTTGTGCTGTTTCTTGCATAGGTTAGAGGGGTTCGTTAGAAGTCCACTCATCTCCGCTTAATACTGCGAGTATCTCTGCTTGTGTATAAGTATCCTTCCCGTAAAGAAACCCAGGTTTTGCACCTTCATACTTAACAAAAGTCTGACTATTATCGAGTGAGTATCTAAGGGTATTTTCACTAGTCTCCTCGACCTTATTAAAATCCACGGAACTAACTTCGTCCGCATTTATTATTACATATTTTCTGCTCATAATTTATTAAGATGGTACTGTGGTTGAAAAGGTTGAACCGTTTGTAAGAGTAGCGTCATTGCCACCGCTGCCTTGGTCTGTGATCGTAGTTCCCGTTCCCCCATCGTTGTCTCCCATTCTCCACCATAAACCAGGTGAGTAAGAAGTTAAATCAATCGGACTACCACTGTTATACATAGCTAATAAATCTGCCTCAGATACTGCGGAAGTAAATATTCCAAACTCATCAACAAGCCCATTATAATTTGATCCGATTACACCACTCCTATTCCTCGCTCCAACAGTGAGTCTTTGAGTAGCCATTTGAGAACCTGTACCTGAACTGTAAGTCCCAAAAGCGTTCCCTACTTTAGTTCCGTCTAAATAAATATCATAACCAGCGTTGCCTGAATTTGTAGAACTACTAGAAGATTCCCAGCGTATTCCTAAGTGATGCCAAGTATTAGCAGAGATACTCAAACCACTTCCAGCATAACTCCACAGATGATTAGTATTAACGACAGTAATTAATTCGTCCGTAACAGGGCCAAACCAATTTCCTCCTAGAGCAATTCCTATATCTGAACCACCAAAACCTAACAGATAGCTAGTAGTTCCAGAGGTGTTATAAGCAATATCAGGTCTAAACCATATTGATAATCCTTCAATTGTTAATGAACCAGGTGAACTACCTGCATCGATGTAGTCATTAGTACCATCTAAGCTTACGCTGTATTCGTTAAATGCATATTCTGGTACACTTGTTGAGAAGGTCGGGCCGTTTGTTAGAGTACCGTCATTACCCCCACTGCCTTGATCTGTGATAGTTGTGCCACTTGCCCCATCATTATCACCCATTCTCCACCAACCTACGGGGCTAAGTGATGAGATGTCTGCTGGTACTCCGCTATTGTAAATTGCAGTTATCTCAGTATTTGATAAAACAGAGTCGAACACAGCAAATTCATCAATTAAGCCCGAAAAAGGTGAAAATCCAACTGCGGTTGTTGCA